AAGATGTCGAGGACTGGACCGAGCTGAAAATGAGTTGAATGGAAGTGAGACCTACGCATGCTCGAAAAATATATGACGCTTGAATCAGAACGGCATGTGTAACGTTCGGTCCATTCTCAACCGACCCGACTCGACGTGTATTCCCAGCAAAGAAGATTCCTTTCTTCTGTAAAGTCGTCTACGGCCTCTCGCGCCCGCGCCACGCCTTTCACGACTTCAACTGTCTTGGGGACACCGGATGAATCGCGCACCGATTTCCGTACTTCGCAGTGGGAGGTTTCAGGATTTCGTCGCGGCACTGGCACAAAGGGAATTTTAGCAACTCGGGCAGTGGGAGGGTACGACACAGAGGGATCGGGGTGCCTTGTTTTTGTCTGCGCTCACAGCAGCCCAGTTCCGGCCCGGTGATATAGAATCCGTGCCTCATGAAGCCGTAGCCGGACTGCTCGGCCACCGGGCAGACAATCGTATCGAAAATCGTAGCGCAATTAGTGAGAGGGCTGCACAGGGGATCTTAAGCCAATTCAACAACTTAGATTTTTTACTTCCATGGTTCGGGACCAGAGGGTTGGAGGATAAAGTCATCTCAGGGCCGCCTCTCCTTCGCGTGGTGCAAGAAAACTCGGCTCGGATAATCCAACAGGATTGTGACCAATCGCCGCTCTAACTTTCGTTGGCCGAGAAATCCTTCGTGACCACCCACAAGCGCAACTCTCTTCGACGTCCCCACTGATTCCTTGAACGCAGCAACGGGAAAGATTAGTGTTGCCGCATTTTTCACAGGCCGAGGTTTGCGGCATGGCCACGGAAGTTTGCGATTGGTCGCAGTCCAAGGTGACGGGATCATCCAGTTCGATGCGAGCGGACTCAGGCAATTTAAGGTATTCCTCGCGTGCCTGTTCTTCGAACCAGAAGGTCGACATACCCTGCTTGACCCAGTCCAACGCTTGGGAGGTGGAGTCCACCTGATCATCGTACTGCCCGTTTGGGAAAATCGAGAGCTCATGACGATAAGCATCCAGCCAATCGGCTCGTGCCGGGATATGGACGAAACCGTTTTCAATCATGCTACTAGTGAGCTGTCCCGGTGATAATGAAAGGAGTAATCGACTCGACTAAGCCCAAGCCAATCAGCTAAGTCCAACGTTAATCGTGCGGTCGGCGGTGGAGCGCCGCTTACGAAATCACCGGGACAGCTCACTAGCGGTACTCATGCGCGAGATCTTATCCAGCTTGCTCTGATATCGCGTTACGCTGTACAGTCCGTCGTCTCTAAGTTCCTGAATCAACTGCGTTCCTGAAGCTTTGTCCTCGATCACAATGTTGGTTGCCCCAAATGCGTGGGCGTGAGCCCTTACCCGCCGTCGAAGCGTTGGATAGTCGATTCGATCGCGCAGCACGTCCAAGAGATATAAGTGCTTCTCTGAAACGCCCCAGGTGGTACACACACTATAGTCATTCCGGTCTGAAGTCTTATTCGCTGTGTCCCAGCTTTGGAAGATCTGTCCGAATTCCTCAGGCCCTTCATGAGGAGCATAACTCTTGAACCATTCCAGTTTGACCATTCCCCCGCCCAGCGGGGCAGGCCGCTGCTGGTATTGCCCGTTAAAGTTGTATGTACCTTGAATCCTTTCGATACCGCATAGAATTTCAAGGGATTCTCGTTCTGGATGCAACGCTTCACCTTGCCGCCGCGTGTATGTTGCCGGTCCATAAGGTGTGGTGATCACGTGTGTTTCATCCTCTTCAGCAATTGCCGGGAAACGCAAGAGTTTCCAGTCAGGTTGCGATGATAGGTGGCCTACCAAATCATCTTCGTGCAGGCGTTGCATGATGACAATGATGCATCCGGTCGCTTTATTGTCGAGACGACTGATCAGCGTATGGTCATACCAGTCATTTACAGCCTGGCGTTGTGCGTCCGAATAGGCCTCCTCGGGCTTGAGCGGATCGTCGATGATAATGAAATCCCCGCCTCGACCCGTCAGAACACCTCCTACTGACGTGGACAACCGGCCGCCATTCATCGTTGTCTTGAAATCGTGTATCGCCTGCCGGGTAGAAGCCAAGCGAGTCGCGCGGAAGATGTCCCGGTAGAACGGTGACATCATTAAAGTGCGGCAAGATCCCGCCAGGTTATCGGCAAGGTCCTGCGCGTAGCTCGCGCAAACGATCCGCGCGGCGGGATTGTGGCCCAGAAGGTAAGCCGAGAACGAAATTGAACAGAGGTGGGATTTCAGTGATCGCGGTGGCACGTTGATAATGAGACGTTTCAACCTGCCCGTCCGGCACTCTTCCAACGCCGCCGCGATCACCTCGATGTGCCAATTATGCTGATACATCGTCTGAGGATTCAGCTCCTGAAAGCCGCGGTGAGAAAAGGCTACGAAGTCTCGTCGCAGAAGTGCTCGTAATTCCTTTGGTTGAAGACTCATTCTTTCGATTCTTTCTTGCATTGCTGCATCCTCTCTAGTGAGCTGTCCCGGTGATAATTAAAGCAGTAATCGACTCGACTAAGCCCAAGCCAATCAGCTAAGTCCAACGTTAATCGTGCGGTCGGCGGTGGAGCGCCGCTTACGAAATCACCGGGACAGCTCACCAGTATTCGGTCGAATATTTCTTGATCTGTTTCGGACAGCTGTGTCTCTAGCGAATCGTTCGTCCCTTCCCCTGATGAAGTGTCAAGCTTTATGACCTCGATCAGAGCTTTCAGATCACCAGAAACACCCTTATTAACGAGCTGCTTATACAAGGCCTCGTGTTTCGTAACCTTCTTCCGCTTCCCGTTTTCGGTGACCACAACTTTCTCCCGCAGGGCTCGGCTTAGAATCGTCTTCTTATTCAGCGTTCCCTTAGGCCTCCCGCGAGGATTGCCAGAAACCCCCTTGTGAAACTGGGAGTGTCGGGGAGGCTTGCCAAATCCGACCTCATAGTCGTCCGGCATTGACCGCCTCCTTCTCCAGATCACTGAAAGACTGGCCCGTTTTCAGATGCACGGCCAATTGATTCGTGAAACGCTGCCACCTCCGAACGACCGTATCCACGTAGACCGGATCAAGCTCCATTCCGTAGCAGACCCGGGCCGTCCGCTCGGCCGCAATCATCGTTGTGCCGCTTCCCAGGAAGGGGTCCAAGATGATGTCGCCGCGGGAAGTGCAATCCTGGATCGCGTCAGCCACGAGTGCGACGGGCTTGACCGTTGGGTGCATGGCGAGCAGGTCACCTTCTTGACTCGTGCGCGCAAAGGAATTCGCGCCGGGATAGCGCCAGATATTGCTGCGCGAGCGCCCAAATCGTCCAAGCTGAATGTTATTCCGCGGAGAAACACCCTTCTGGAATACAAAAATCAACTCATGTTGGCTGCGGTAGAACGAGCCGAGTCCGGCGTTGTCCTTTACCCATACGCAAAGGTTCTTTAGTTCGGAGAAAGCTGACTGGCCAGCCTCCAACACCTCGGTCATGTGGCGCCAATCCATACAGATGTAGTGCAGGCTGGGATTTTGGCTAAAGCGCGCAAGCTGAGTGAACGTATCCCGAAGAAAGCGAATGAACTCGTCTTCGTTCATTTCGCCAGAGGCCATTACGAATTCCCGGTGGGTGTGCTTGCCATTTCCGCTTACATGGCCGGAGATAGGAACGTTGTAGGGCGGGTCGGTAAAGACCATGTCAGCTTTTTGACCATTCGTGAGCGTTTCGTAACTCTGGCGTGACAGGGCGTTTCCGCACAACACACGGTGCTTTCCCAGTGTCCACAGGTCCCCCACTTGGCTGACCCGGACAGGCGATAAGGAAGGAAGCGAGTCGGCCGGATCTGGAATGCCTTCTGCGACCGGACTGAGGTTCTCGATGAAGAGATCGATTTCCGCTACTTCAAAACCGATGACTTCGAGGCTGAAATCCAGATCTGCTTCAGAAAGGATTTTCAGCTGTTCGCCAAGCAGGCTCTCGTCCCATTCGCCGTTTTCGGTCAAACGGTTATCCGCAATCGTAAAGGCCTGTATTTGCCGTTCGCTGAGATAATCAACTCGAACGGCAGGCACGTTCTTCAAACCGATCTCCTTACAAGCGAGAATCCGACCATGCCCGGCGATTACATGCGAGTCCGAATCGATCAGGATGGGGACATTGAACCCAAAAGTTTGAATGCTCCTTGCTAGCTGGCCGATTTGCTTGCTGGTGTGTACCCGTGGATTCTGCGGGTTCAGTTTCAGCGATGATAAGGTGACGTATTCGATGCTCATTATTTGATCTTTCATGTTGTTTCTCCTTCCGAAGAAGGAATGTCGGGTACAAATCTGTGGCATGGAAGGGAAATTTTGACGGTTTCGACAGAATGTTGGAACTTTTCCCCGGATCCGAGTTAATACGTTCAAGACAGCAAGCTGCTAGGGCTTGCATCCCCCACATGAGGGTCTAGGTGCTTTTCCCCCAGGGACGGCTCCACCCAGCCGCCCTTCTTCTCTGGCAAAGGTTGTGGCCGCGCTTCTGGGTGTAGGTTAAGCTTCTAGGCTTTTTCATCCTGTTTCCCCGACACCAAAGTTGAAGATACAAATCTGTGGAATGGAAGAACGAATTTTCCAGTCGATTTCTTCGGATACCCGGGATGCCTCCTGGCAGTTTGTCTTTGTGATCAGGGCTGCGGAAGTCCATTGAACGACTGGCTTTACGGGCCATTCCTCACCCTCCTCTTTGACTTGACTGTCTGCCTAAGAAGAGCGGCAATTGGATCGGTGTATGAGCAATGAAGAAATCCATCGCACGCGCGGTTGCTGAATTGCCGGCCATGTCGCGTCCGGAGCTACTGAAGCTTTGGCACGAGCTATTTGGTCAGCCCGCCAGCGAGGGCATGCGGCGCGAACTGCTGATTCCGTGCTTGGCCTATCGGCTCCAGGAAAATGCCTATGGAGGCCCCACGCCCGAACAGAGAATTGAACTTCGGCGGGCTACACAATGCTTTGGAACAGATTCTGGCTGTAGCTTGGGAATAAGAATCAAGACTGGCACTCGCATCCTCCGCAAGTGGAGAGAGGAGATGCATGAGGTCTTGGTAACAAAACGAGGTTATGAGTATCGCGGAGTCTGCTACAAAAGCCTCTCGGTCATCGCGCGTCAGATTACCCATACGCGGTGGTCCGGCCCAGCCTTTTTCGGTCTCAATAAGCCCCGCCGCTCTCTCCAGGAAAAGACATGAGGGGCCAAAGCATTCGTTGCGCCATCTACACCAGGAAGTCTTCCGAAGAAGGTTTGGAGCAATCCTTTAACTCCCTTGAGGCTCAGCATGAAGCCTGCCGCGCTTTCATCCTTAGTCAGAAACATGAGGGATGGAATGCGCTAAACGACCGTTATGACGATGGGGGGCTTCTCCGGGGGATCAATGGAGCGGCCTGGTCTCGAAAAGCTTCTACGCGATGTGAAGGACCACAAGGTCGATGCAGTAGTGGTCTATAAAGTTGACCGACTTACCCGCTCTCTGCTCGACTTTGCCAAAATAATTGAAATCCTCGATTCCGCTGGCGTCAGCTTTGTATCGGTAACGCAGCAGTTCAACACCACGAGTTCGATGGGAAGACTCACGCTAAATGTCCTTTTGTCGTTTGCTCAATTCGAACGAGAAATTACGGGTGAGCACATTCGAGATAAGATTGCTGCCTCAAAGAAAAAAGGAATGTGGATGGGCCGGGTCGTTCCGCTCGGTTACGACTGTGTGGACCACCGTCTCATAATCAATTCGGCAGAAGCTGGCAAAGTCCGCATGATCTTTCGTCAGTATCTGCGCCTGGGGTGCGTTCAGAAGCTCAAACGCTATCTCGACGGGCGGGGCATCCGCAGCAAAGTGCGCACCAACACTGCGGGTAAGATCCAGGGTGGCGCATCGTTTTCTCGGGGCGCCCTCTATCAACTGTTGAGCAACCGCACCTATATCGGCAAAATCACCCATCGACAATTAACATATCCGGGCCAACACCCCGCTATCGTTCCTAGCAAGTTATGGGATCAGGTTGCCGTTAGGCTCAAAACGAACAACCGAGCACGGCGGACGGCGACGTCTCAATCAACCGCGAGTCTGCTCTCCGGGATACTCTTTGATAGCAGCGGCATTC